GGAAAGCTATGTCTACAGCAGAATTTGCTCAAGAATATATGGCAGACTTTAATACTTATGAAGGACAGGTTTGGAACTTTAATTTTGAACAGTGTGTTGCAGATTTAAGTCAATTAGACACTAGTAGGATGGATGTGTTCGCAGGTTTAGATGTTGGGTACAAAGATCCAACAGCTTTGTGTGTGATAGCATATGATTGGGACGAAGAAAAATATTATCTAATAGATGAGTACATGGATGCAGAAAAAACTACTGAGCAGCATGCAATACAAATTCAGGAAAGAATTCAAAAATATGGTATTGACTATATTTATATCGATTCAGCAGCTCAGCAAACACGATTTGATTTTGCTCAAAATTATGATATTTCAACTATTAATGCGAAAAAATCTGTTTTAGACGGTATTGGACATTGTTCAACCATAGTAGATAATGACAGGTTAATTATAGATCAAAGATGTGCTAATACTCTTTCGGCAGTAGATCAGTACCAATGGGATCCAAATCCTAACTTGATGAAAGAAAAGCCGAAACACAATATGGCAAGTCATATGAGTGACGCGTTAAGATATGCGCTGTACACTTTTGAGACAACAGCGACTAGTTTTTAATTTGAGACCAATGAAAAAATAGTTGTTGACAAAAAGGTAAAAATTTGGTATAATTTTATTAATTAGGAATTTATGGATTTAAAAAGGGATTTAGTCAAGTACGTTAGAGATAAAGCGAAAGCTAAATATAAAAAAGACACTCAGTGCTTTATCTGTGGAGAGACAGATAATTTAGACTTTCACCACTTCTACGGAATGACTGAGCTATTGGCAAAATGGCTCCAAACTAATAAAATTACGATAACATCTGCCGATGAAATAATGAATATCCGTGAACAGTTTATTGAAGAATATACTAATGAGATATATAACGAGGCTGCTACTTTATGTAAAACTCATCACATAAGGTTGCATAGTATTTATGGTAAAAGACCAAAGCTAGTTACAGCACTTAAACAAAAACGATGGGTGCAGAAACAGAGAGATAAATATGGCATGGTATGATAGATTTTTAGGCATCAATAGAGAGGAGAAATTAAATCCTGCTCAACAATATATTGGCTTAGAAGAAGGACTAGCAATAGATACTCGTGAGAAGAAAGATAATTATCGATCAGCTTACGAAGAATTAGAGGTAGTTAATCGCGCAGTCAACATGATTGTTGACGATTCCGCTGATATTAAATATAGTGTTGGTACTAAAGTACAGGGAATTTCACCAGTTGTAGAAAATGTTCGAAGAACTCGTGTTGATTTGTTACTTAACAAAGAACCAAACCCTTTTCAAGATGTCAATACCTTTAAGAGAAATCTAGTTATTGATTTATTGATTGATGGAAACATATTCATTTATTATGATGGTGTCCATCTTTATCATCTACCTGCACAAAATGTTACCATAGAAGCGGATACCGATACCTATGTTAGCAAGTATGTATATGATGGTCAAATAGAATACTCCCCAAAAGAAATTATACATATTAAGGAAAACTCATTTTATTCAATATATAGGGGAGTACCTAGACTAAAGCCAGCGTACAGAACAATGTACTTAATGGACAGCATGAGAAAATTTCAGGACAACTTCTTTAAAAACGGAGCAGTCCCCGGATTAGTACTTAAAAGCCCTAACACACTTTCTGAGAAAATCAAAGAAAGAATGTTACAAGCTTGGAGTACAAGATATAATCCAAAAAACGGAGGTCGAAGACCTCTAATCTTAGACGGCGGCTTAGAAGTAGATAGTTTAACTAAAGTAAACTTTAAAGAACTAGACTTTCAACCTTCTATAGCAGCAAACGAAAAAGTAATTTTAGAAGCATTAGGCGTACCGCCGATTCTTCTAGATGGTGGGAATAATGCGAACATTAGACCTAATCATAGACTTTACTACTTGGAGACAGTTCTCCCTATAGTAAGAAAAATAGCATATGCCTGCGAACGCTATTTCGGATTTGAACTAGTTGAGGACGTTACTAATGTTCCAGCTCTACAACCGGAATTACGAGACCAAGCTGCATATTATGCTACTTTGGTTAATACAGGTATTATGTCACCAAACGAAGCAAGAGACGCTTTAGGAAAAGAGCCTTTAGAAGGGCACGATGACTTAAGAGTTCCAGCTAACATTGCGGGTAGCGCAGCAGACCCCACAGAAGGTGGAAGACCACCAGAGGAATCAGAGGAAAACAATGAATAAACCAGCAGTATTAAAAAAACTAGTTGAATACTTTGCAGAAAAAGGACATGTTATGTCCACGGTAGAGTATAAAGCTGCAGATGACGCTCCTATGAGATTCATCGTAGCAAAAAGAGCTTTTGGCTCATGGAATCGTATGCAGCAGATGGCAGAGAAGCAGCTTGCCTTAATGGCACCAGCTCCAGCTCCCGTCCCCGCACCAAAACCAAAATCAAAAGCAAAGCCAGCTCCTAAAAAAGCTGAAAAATAGGTAAACTTATGTCAGAGAAAATTTTTCATTGGTCATCTACATTTAAATCACTAGGCGAAGACGACGACGGTTCTGTCAATATCAAAGGATATGCCAGTACTAACGCAACTGATCGTGCAGGTGATATAGTTGAGCATGATGCATGGACAAAAAATGGTGGATTGGATAACTTTAAATCAAATCCAATCGTTTTGTTTAACCATGACTATAACAAACCAATAGGTCGGGCAACTTCATTAGAAGTTTCTGACAAAGGTCTGGAACTTGGAGCGAGAATCTCTAAGTCTGCAGGCGAAATTAAAGATCTTATTAAAGACGGTGTACTTGGAGCCTTTTCTGTCGGTTTCAGAGTCAAGGACGCCGATTATATTGATGAAACTGACGGGTACAAGATTAAAGACGCCGAATTATTCGAAGTGTCTGTTGTTAGCGTACCAGCTAACCAGACTGCCATGTTTTCGATTGCGAAATCATTCGATTCTCAATCTGAATATGAGGAATGGAAAGCTTCTTTTTCACAAAAAGAATCGGCTCATGTAATGGACTCAGTGAAGGCTGAAGAAATTGATGCGCCACAAGCCGTGGGTTCGCCCACTCAACAGGAGAGACTTATGTCTACAGAAAAAAATACTCCAAATGCTGATGTCGACTTGAAAGCATTCGCTGAAGAGGTAGCAAAATCAACTGCTACTAAAATCGCGATGCAACAAGCTGAACAGAAAGCAAAAGAAGTAAGCGAAGCTGAAGAGAAAGCAGCTGCGGAAGCCGCAGACCTAGCTGAAAAAGAAGCTGAGCAAGAAAAAGTTAAAACAATCGTTGAAGTCGGAATGTCTGGAGCGGAAGCTCTTATTTCAGACGTTGAAAAACGTTTTGAAGGCAGACAAGAAGGCCTTGAAGAGATTGTTACCTCTTTGCAAACAGAACTGCAAGAGAAAAAATCTGAAATCGAAGCAATTCGTGAGTCAAAAAGAGTATTCGGTGATCGTTCACAGAGCGGTGACTGGAACAAAGCGTTTGAATCTGATATCAACGATGCATGGACCATGGGTCTAGCAACGGGTAAAGGTTGGAACACTAAAATGGCTGGAGATGTTTTAGAAAAAGTTAACGCACATTCAGGTGTTGGCGTTTCATCAGCAGATTTTGAACAAACAGTATCTACTAATGTCGAAAGAGACATTCAATTAGAGCTCACATTGGCTCCTCTATTTAGAGAAATTCCAATGTCATCAGCAACTCAAATCATTCCTATCTTACCAGATTCTGGATATGCCGAATTCTTGTCTACACAAGCAATTACAGGTACAAATCCTCATGGTAACTTAGCACAACGTGGAGATACTTATGGTACTCCTTGGGGTGGTATTGATATGGCTGAGAGAACTCTTTCAACCAAAAAATTGGTTTCACAATCCTACTTAGGTAATGAAACTGAAGAAGATGCGATCTTACCGATTCTTCCTTTAATCAGGGAGTCTATTGTTAGATCTCATGCAAGATCCATTGAAAATGCTATCCTTTTGGGTAACAACGCTGACGGCCAATTTGGTACCGGCGGTGCGTCTTTTGACGGCATATGGACATTAGCTGAAGCAGATAGTGATGTAACACAATCCGCTACAGCAGTTGCTACTGACACTGTTACAGCGTTAGAACTTCTAGCTCTTAGAAAAAATATGGGTAAATATGGAATGAACCCAAGCGATGTAGTTTACATCGTATCACAAGGCGTCTACTTCAACTTATTAGAAGATGCTGAGTTCCAAGACATTAATTTAGTAGGCGATATGGCTACTAAAGTACGTGGTGAGATTGGATCAGTCTTTGGCTCTAAAGTCATTGTCTGTGATGAATTCCCAACACAAGCAGCGAACATGCCTGGAGCGATTGCTCTATACGCAAAAAACTATGTAATGCCAAGACTACGTGGAGTAACCATTGAGTCTGATTACGAAGTTGCTAACCAGCGTAGAGTTCTCATTGCTTCTCAAAGAATTGGCTTCACCGATCTTATCGATGGTGCTACTTCTAAGTGGGCATACCAATACAAAGCTAGTTAATAGCTTACGTCGAATTTTGGTGGGGATCATTCCCCACCAACTTTTTTTAAAAAATTATGGCAAACTTAGTAACATTACAACAATATAAAGACTTCGCAGGACTTCAAGGTGTACAAAATGACGCAAGGATTAATGTGATTATTACTTCCATTAGTCAACTTGTAAAAAGTTATTGTGGAACAAGTATTGTAGATTACTACAGTAGTGCCAAAACCGAGTACTTCGACATACTCGATTCTTACACAGACAGAATAATGCTAGACGAAAGTCCATTAGTCGCTGTAACATCAGTACAGGAGAGAGACGACCAAGCTAGTCCATATGTAACCCTAATCACAGAAAATTCTGATAGTAGTGGTAAATATGAATATATACCCGACATGGTAACAGACAGCATAATTAGAACTCAAAGCACTGGTAGTAAATACTTCCCACAAGGAAGAAAAGCTGTAAAAGTAGTATATACTGCAGGATACAGCGCAACACCTGCAGACTTAAAATTGGCACTATATGATTTAATCAAATATTACCTAAAAGACGAAAGAAAAGAAAGAATGCAAGTAGCAGGAGCTATGGTTGAGAACCCAGTCAGTTCTAGTATAGCAGGCAACGCGGGGTTTCCAGATCATATTAAGAGAATACTTGAAGCCATCGAAAAGTTGATGACTGATTATGAAGATAAAGAGATACGAGACGCTGAAAAGGTTAGTAAGATACATAGAGTAACCTTTACTACTCACGAAACTACAGCAGGTTTTTTAAATG